CCTGGTGTTGACTACAGTGTGAGCGGTTCACAAATCATCTTAACTCAACCACCTCAAATTGGTGATAAGATGTTTATTGTTGCTCTAGCAACAACCGCAGATCTTACTAGAACAATTAATTTTATTCATAGTAGTGGTTCATTTGATATGAACCTGGGAGAGAAAGGAGAAGTTACTGTAGACGTAACTGGTCTCTTAGAGTCTTGGGTTTTAACTGGAGACACTTCGGGTGTCTTAGTTCTGAACGTAGAGAAATGTACTCTAAACGACTATCCGAATTTCCAGTCAATCTGTGGAACGGACAAACCAACTATACTAAATAGTGTGAAAGGGTCGAACGATAATCTAACTGCATGGACCAAAGAAATCATTGCTGGTGATATTATTAGAATCAGCGTTGATCAAGTGTCCAACATCAGAAGATTTATGTTGGGCATGAAACTTCTCCTCTGATAAATATAGAGGGTCGCATATTTTATAAATAAACTTAAGCAAGCAACACACTTTGGAGAACAACTAAATGGCACTTCTAGTACCTGATATCGGAGAACTAGAATCACTTCGATACCTAATCAATGCAAACAATCACGTCCCTTCAAGGGAAGACAATGCTCCTAGGGATTTGATTCTAAAGCTTTACGTAAGTAACACCACTCCTGCTGAGGGTGATGTTCCTTCACAAACTGCTTACTTTGAGCCTTACAACGCAGCAGGTACTCTCGGTTATGGTACTGCTCCAGTTACCAACTACCCTGCTTGCATTAACAACAGAACTGAAACACGCTACGATTATACCGATCAGTATGGTATTCTTCTAAACGGTTCTCGTTGGACTATCGCTACTAGCGGTGGTACTACAACTGCTTCATACCCAGAGCAAACATTTACATTCTCTGGTCCTGCTGGTAACGTATATGGTTACTACATCGTAAGAGCAAACAACATGCCTGTCGATGTTCAAGGTGTTGCTGACGCTGCTACTGCTGCAAGTGCTACTCAAATTACCAAAGGTACTGCTCAAGATCCTTGTATCGGTGTTATTGGTAATAACTTCATCACCCTTCCAAACGTTGCTAACGTAATGGACAACGTTACTAACGGAATGGTTGTTGGTGGTAACACTGGTGTTCCTGCGAACACCGTCATTCAGGGTGTTGATCGTGCAACTCGTGTGATTTATCTATCGAATAATCTCACTGCTAACATTGAAGCACTGACTGATCCCGATATTACTCTAGACTACTCACAGGTTTCGACTGGTGCTAATGCTCACGGTCTCCAGCCTGGCGACGTTATCTTCATTGAGCGTGGTACTGGTAACACAACCACAACCGCTGGAACATACGTAGTCCACACTACACCTTCGGGAACTACCTTCACCACGACACCTTCTCTCGATGGTTCTGGTTCATTGACTCTTTACAGCAGCATCATGTTCGCTGAAAGATTCACCAATGGTCCATACCCAATTCAGAACAACGGTGACCAAATTAAGGTAACCCTCAACATCAGCCTCGACTGATATTATCGAGATCATCCTCAATACTTTATGATGGGAGGGGGGTTGAAAGACCCCCCTTTGTGCTGTAGATGCATACATATGGAGTATGAGCGTAACTTACATCTACAATTCGTCAACTGTTAACCTGTTCGTCACCGAAGATCTTGGATCGATTACATCGACTCCAACAACGGAAGACTACGGGTCTATTTCTGCTGCTCATACTCAAGAAGAAAATTATTACGAAGTTCAGTACGTTGGAGATGTAACGCCGTTTGGAACAGCGACCATTGGCGGATCTGCACGTACAGTAAAACAAAATATTTACCCATTCGCATCTACAGGAAGATTCAGATTCATCTTCCAAGAAGCGTCATCATTCCTCATTCATGCATGGATTGGTAGTGGATCTCTATTCGAGATTGGAGGAGGACTAGAAAGAATTGTTGCTCCATACTTGGGAGCGGATCCATTAGAGGGTATCACCCTATTCAACACATCTGGTAGTGCTGGAGAGTCCTTCAGCACTATCTACACCATCGAGGACACTACGACCCTTTCGACGGAAGACTATGGATCAGTCTCCGTTGGAGGGTCTTCTGTCGATTATGGACAGGTCAATACTTTTACTACTGCTCGACTAGAGTATGGAACTGTTAGCGACGTATTCGCAGTTCCATATGAAGGAACTATTAGTATTACTGGTTCTGGAGCAGAATCCTTTACTGAGTCTGGATATGTAGGAACTGGATCCTATGGAGGATTCTCTGGTTCTGCATCTATCAGTATCCCTAGAAGATATGTGGGATCTGGATCTCTATTCTCTGTTGGTGGAGGAATCGAACAGAAGACTTGGATATATCCTGATAGTCATTACCTTGTCGAATATACTCCTTCAGACATTGATAATAACCCAAATGTCTCCTATTACAATGGTGCTTCATACCAGACTGGTGGTACTGGAACAGGATCTGTAGGCGGATTCAATATTGGAGAACATATCCTCCTTCGTGGTGATAATCTCCCTGGTGCTACAACTGTATCTTTCAGAACTGAATTCTTCCGTATACCAGAGATTACATTCTATGTAATTAGAGGTAATAATAGTAATGGTGGAAGAACTCCAACTGCAGATTTACAAGTTCATGTTGGATTAGGAGCAGCTACAACTCTAGTTACCGTTGCTGATACTACTTTTGATAATGTAAAGAAAGTCACTATTACTGGTAATGCTCAAGTTGGTACTTACATAAACATCACAATTTACCATACGGGTAATGGTGACTATGCTATCCAGAAGGTTGAGCATTGGGAAGTAGGACCAGAATTCCCTGCAGGTAGTGGTTTCCCAGCTTCACTGATACCAGCAGGAGGATTCACCATTAGTGGTGGAACGTCGTCAGTAAATAGCTTCAGACTTCAAGGTCCCATCTATATCGAAGGTGGTGCTGATCACAGCACTGCATTCAGAAATGTTTCTACAGGATCTCTATTTGGATTCTCTGGAGGAGATGAATCTGTAACCAGAGATTATGATGAGGATAATGTAATCGTCTCTAGCACTCAGGATTACGGTTCATTATCTGGTCTTTTTGCCGAACAAAAGATTACTGCTTCTGATAGTGTTTCAGGTGATCGTTTCGGAACAGATGTAGCAGCAGGAAGTAATAAAATTGTTGTTGGATCTTATCTTGATGATGACAATGGATCTGGTTCTGGATCAGTATATGTCTATGATCTAGATGGAACTAATGAATTCAAGATTACTGCTTCCGATGGTACTGCTAGTGATCATTTTGGATTCGCGGTTGCAATAGGATCTGGTAAAATCGTTGCTAGTGCATTATATGATGATAGTCTTACTGGATCAGCATACATTTATAATCTAGATGGAACTGGTGAGGTTAAGATCACTGCCTCTGATCGTGCTGCTGGTGACAGATATGGATGGTTTGTTGCTGTAGGAGACAATAAGGTTGTTGTTGGTGCTCCTCTTGATGATGATGATGGATCTGCTTCTGGATCAGCATACATTTATGATCTAGATGGGACTAATGAAATCAAGCTTACTGCTTCTGATGCTAGTTCTAGTGATCAGTATGGAAGATCAGTTGCTATAGGATCTAATAAAATTGCTGTTGGTGCTGAAGGTGCTAATACTGGAGCAGTATACGTCTATGATCTAGATGGAACTAATGAATTAAAGATAACTCCTAGTGATGGTGCTGGAGGTGATCGCTTTGGATACTCGATAGCAATAGGATCTAATAAAATTGTTGTTGGTGCATACGCTGATGATGATGCTGGATCTAGCTCTGGATCAGTATATGTCTATGATCTAGATGGAACTAATGAACTCAAGATTACTGCTTCCGATGGAGCAGCTGGTGATGCTTTTGGAGTTGATGTAGCAATAGAAAATGATAAGATCGTTGTTGCATCTCCTAGAGATGATGATAATGGATCTGATTCTGGATCAGTATATGTCTATGATCTAGATGGAACTAATGAGGTTAAGATTACTGCTTCCGATGGTGCTGCATCCGTATCACTTGGAAATTTTGGAACCTCAGTCGCTATAGAAAATGGTACGATTGTTGCTGGAGCACCTTTTAATAATGATAATGGATCTAGCTCTGGATCAGTATATGTCTATACTCCAATACCAACCACAGATTATGGATCTGTAACTCAAACCGAAGATCCTTCATACACAGACTTCGGACAGATTCAATACACAGGAAATGTATTCTCAACGTCTGGAGGATATACATTATCTGGATCTGCTTCAGTTGAGTTCCTCATCAAACCAGTATGGACTGGATCTGGATCTCTATTCGCAATCGGTGGCGAAGCGAATTCCTTTATTCCAAATTGGGTTGCTACTGGACTATTTGGAATTACAGGATCATCAACATTCAGAGTATTCAGAGAGTATGAATCTTCAGGTGCTCTAATCACGTCAGGTGGAGAGGCAAATAGTCATACTGTTGTATATAACGACAGTATTAGTGTTACATTCTCTACTGAAGACAGAGGACTTATTACTTCTGCTGTTACAACTTCAGAAGATTTAGGTGTAGTTACTCAAGACTCTAACTCTGTTGATAATGGTCAGGTAGTATTCTTAGGAGCACCATTTGGAGGAATGACTCTGAGTGGAACTGGTGGCGGTGCGCCACTCAGAACGT